TTACGAAATTACTCAATCTCAAGTAGAAAATATTCGTGACATAGTTAAAGAAGCTACAGGAAAAAATATGCCATTTAATGATGTTTTAAGAATGGTAGATTTGTTTAAATCTTTTCAATCTGATGACTTTAAAGTTTAAGGAATAAGTGATGAATCAAATTATCGAATGGGCAACAGTTATTGCAATGGGCATCCTTTTTGGCGCTATGTTCGCCTTGGGAGTTTAATTATGAACAGAGCTGATGCTTACTACGAGCCAACTGACTATGACAATCGTTCCGATGAAATAGAGGAGCGCACTTGGCAGTTAATGAAACCAGGCGCTGAGTTTGACCACACAGATGCTGGTCAAGTTCAAGAAGCATTATCCGAAATGAGCGCCAATGATGCCGAATCATTACAAATTGCCCTTGATACAGGCAACTTTGAAATTATTGGTCGCAAAATCATGTCTATATCTTTTGCATATATGGAAAGTATTGCTAAAGAAATTGCTGAAACAGAAATTAACGAGGACTAATTGATGAAAACTTTTAACGACCTACGCACTATCAATGTCAACGAGCATACAGAAAGAAAAGGCAAATTTACCTATCTTTCTTGGGCTTGGGCAGTCGACCAACTTCTACAACTTGACCCAACTGCAACTTGGGAATACAAAGACCCTGTTTATTTTGCTGAAACTTTGATGGTCTTTTGCTCAGTTACAGCTTTTGGCAAAACCATGACAGCCCAGTTGCCAGTTATGAATAATATGAACAAGGCTATTTCCAACCCTGACTCAATGGCAGTTAATACAGCTATGCAGCGCTGCTTGGCTAAAGCCATAGCTTTACATGGCCTTGGTTTATATATCTATGCTGGAGAAGACATTCCTGAAGAAGAAGCAGTCGTCTTAGATGCGACTGAGTGGCTCAATAAAATAAGTGCTAGTAAATCCATGGATGAACTTAAAGAATCGTATGGTAACGCTTATAAAGCCCTTAGCAAAGATAAATCCGCAGTTGAGCTATTAGCTAAAGCTAAAGATGCTAGAAAGGCAGAATTATCATGAAAGCATTTCCAAGACCAAATACTGTTCATCCTGATGATTTAGGCATGGATTTGCGCGATTACTTTGCCGCCCACGCTATGCAAGTATTGTTAAAAAGAAAATTTGATAAAGAAACAGAAACAACATTTCAAATAAAAATGTTAGCAATAGATGCTTATGAAATAGCCGATGGAATGATGAAAGCTAGAAATGAATAAATTAGCCGACAAAGTAGTTGAGCAAATTACAGGCATAGTTGCCGTTGAGCAAGGCTCTGACGAATGGCATCAACTTAGGTTAGGTAAAGTAACTGCTAGTCGAGTTGCCGATGTTATGGCTAAAACTAAATCAGGCGTTTCGGCTTCTAGGGGAAACTACCTAGTCCAACTTGCTATTCAGCGTGTAACTGGCGTTGTTGAGGAGTCCTATACAAATGAAGCTATGCAATGGGGAGTAGATAACGAAGCTCAAGCTAGAGTTGCCTATGAAATTGCTAGTGAAAACTTTGTAGACCAGGTTGCATTTGTCCTACATCCGACCATACAAGGCTTTGGGGCTAGTCCCGATGGCCTAGTAGGAAAATGTGGGCTTGTAGAAATTAAGTGCCCTAATAGCGCTACTCATTGGTCTTACATCAAGGCCAACGAACCACCCAATAAATACTATATCCAAATGCAAGCTCAAATGGCCTGTACCGATAGACAATGGTGCGACTTTGTTAGCTTTGACCCTCGTATGCCAGAACGCAGCCAATTACTAATTGTCCGAGTTGCAAGAAATGTTGAGTTTATTGCAGAAATGGAAGCCGAAATTAAGCAGTTTTTGAGTGAAGTAGAAGTTGAAGTAAATTTGATGAAAGGTAAGTAATGGCTATTAAATACTATGTAAAAGCAGCAATTTCGGAATACCAAGACCAGGCTGGCGTAAACAAAAAGCGCTACCAAACTATCGGCATTGTGACGGAAACCAAAAAAGGCGACCTTATGATGAAACTGGAAATGATACCTTTACTGGGTTTAAAAGAAGGCTCTTTATGGTGCTACTTAAATGTTCCTGAAGATAAACCTGAAGGCAAAACCCAAAGTAATTCCCAAAACCATTTAGAAGATGATACTGTCCCATTTTAAGGAGTAAGTGATGCGTAAATTAATCGGAGTTTTATCAGTAGTAACCCTAAGTGCTTGTTCTGGCATAGGTGGTGTTAAATACACTACAGATGCGCCCCCACAAACACTTTACATTGACCCTGCTGTTCAAGCATTATCTAGAAATGAAACAATACAAGCCAGTAAAGAATGTGAAGCTGGTGGTATGCAGCCTTTAATTATCTATGCCAAGCGCAGAATAGGCAATTCAGCCATGGCTACGGATATTCCAGTAGAAGTTATTTGTACCACTCGTTGGGACTTAATTCAAAGGAGCTATGCAAAACATGACTAATTTAAATGACCATATTTGGACTGCTACAGGAACTGATATTACAATCCGTTGGAGAAATGCAGGCTGGACACCACCATCAGAAATACAAGGCTATAAGGATAAATGGCGTTATTACCAAAATCTTCCTTTACGCCAGTTAGATGATGTTGCTAAAGTTGAGTATGAAAATGTTCTTAAACGAAACAAAATTGTAAGGGTTAAATAATGCAAGAAGAAAAAGTGCCTTTTGGCGGCAATCTACAAGTTCCATCAGATGACTGCGAGGAGGCCTTTTTCGCCTTGTACCCTGATTTTTTTTATGACGGCTCTACCTCTTTAATGCTTTGGACTCAAGCCTGGCAAGCCGCATTAGACTATGCCGAAAGCAAGAGACCATTGATTTATTTAGGATGAGCCTTGTTCATGGGCATTTTTTCGTGTTTGGCTAGTTCTTTTTTAACGGTAATCAAACCATGGCGCAACTGTATAAACTGAGTATTCTCTGCTTTTTGTTGCTTTTTGCTTTCTACTTCCATCTTTTTACTATTCATTATTAAGCTCCTAAAATTTGAAATGCGTTAGTTTTAACAGTTGCTACTCGATTTAGCCAGCCTTTTAAAAAAACATTTTGGTTTGGCCTAGCCATAACTATATCCTCATAAAACTTAATTTTGGCATTACTAAAGTCAATAATCAAAGAGCTTGCATCTATAGCATTGGCAGCAGCTAAAGTTTGATTGCCCATAACGCCATCTATATGAGTGCCAACTACTTGTTGCAATGTCTTTATCGACCTACCAACTCCAGCATTGACTGCAAAATCAAAAACAACATAGTCGCTACCAGAATTAAGCAAGTTGCCAAGCACAGGATTCCAATAGTTTTGTCGGTAAATACCTTGTATATCTTCATCAGATATATTCCTTAAATCTTCACTAGAAAGATGGTTATTACGCTTATATTCTTGGAATACTTTTAGCGTAATGCCTTTCATAGTAGCCCCTCCGCTATCTAAAGCATTGTTTACAAATCCACCTTCCGACTGTAGAACAAAGTGAAGTGACTTTTCAAAGTTTCGTATCATTTAATTGAATCGTATTGCTTATAACACGAGTCTAAAGCTATTCTTATTTTATCGGCTCTGGCAGCTTCCCTTGCAAGAAACTCGCTGTCCTCTGCGTAAAGCTGGCTTCCATTACAGGCTTTGAGAGCTTGTCCATTGTTGGCTTGGTCGGTGCGACTGCTACGCTTCCGCAACTCGCTAATAGCATTGACAAGCTGATTATTAACAACTTCAATTTGAGCATCTTTGTTTCTCCTAATTTGGTCGCTTTGGACTTGGTATTCCTGTTGCTTTTCTTGGGTAATCTTAATTTGAGCTACCTTATAAGCCTCTAGTTTGTAGGCTTCATATTTGCCGTAACCAAAACCTAATACTGTAGTTAAAGTAAGAGCAAGATAAATATACCAACTAGGAGGAATAATTAGCCCAAACATTAAACAATTCTCGGTGAAAAAGCAAAAGTAGCGTGCCAATCTTTAATGGCTTCTGTGTTGTCATGCCATTGGTCAGGCGTAATAAACGCAGGGTCTACAAGCGCCCGAATATTCCAACCCAAATTAAGGTAAAAAGTTTTAGAGCCAAGTTTATGCGTATAAACAAATTGAAACAATCCATGACCAGTTACTAAAATATGCCCATAATGAGTTTCGCTAGTTGCTATGTCGCCTACATAATTCATGCCAGTAGAGCCATCAAAAGTTCTGACTGCAAAGCCATAAAACGGATTACGCCATAGCCATTGAACCTGACTCCACCAAGATGTACCATGACTGCTTTTAAAGCCGTTGTCGCCCCACAAGCTATTGTCCCAAGTCTGAAACCAATTAAGCCAGGTTGGAAGTCTAGGTTCAGTTGCTTTTGCAGTAGCATTATTAATCCAGCCATATTGCCCTGTGGCAAATAAAGGCAAAAAGAACGCTAATGGAAAAGTCAAAATAGTGCCTACTAAATTAATAGGAACTAACAACAGGTAAATTAAATAAATCATTTTTTATCCAATGGCTGAGTTGTATACCAGCGCAATACAGCGCAAGTAAGCCCTATTAAAACTAAAAGACTGCCGTAATATTTAGGGTTAATAACATTTTGCAAATATGAAAAGTTATCATACAAAGCGCCTACTACTACTAAAGCCAATGAAAACCACATGGTTCTAGAGTGCATAACGCTTTTCATGCGAGTCATTTGTCTGCTTTTCTATCTAGCTTGTCTGAAATCTTATCTAGCTTAGAGAAAATGGCATCAGCTACTTTGTCAAAATCATCTTTTTTAACATAGTTGCCAGCCACTAATATTTCAATACTATTAACTTTTTCAGCCAAATTAGCATCTACAGCTTTTAGTTCTTTATATGAGTCCCAAATGGCTTTTAAAATAAAACCAAAGACTAAGTTAATTAAACCAAAAGCCCAGTTGTATATTGACTGTTCCATATTAAGTTGACCATTTTTCCGTTGGCAAAATAGGCCATGTAGGGTTAGCAACAGGATTTACAGCTAGTTTACGAACAGCATTACGATATACAAAAAATTCATCTTGATTTAATAAATAAGGATTATTAAGTGGATTAGCTACATCAGGAATGGTTGTCCAATCAGTTTCATATAACAATTTAGAAGCCTGATTTTTACAGTCTGTTAAAGGCTGAGTTGAATTTAAAACGGCTATTTCATTGTCTACCGCAGCTTGTGTAGGTTGAGTAATATTTGGAGAAAGCCAAACACAAGTGCTGTAATCAGTAATAACGCCTAGTGTCCATTGGGCAGTAGGAGTTAATGAAATTAAAGCATCAGCAACAGTAGCACTCATAAAATCTCCATTAATATTAAATTACCAGAAGTTGTTACAGCCGTAGAAGAACCATATAGTCCAGGACCAGTAATAACTAAACAAGTAGTTGCAGCATAAACTGTATAGACTGTAGCAGAAGCTGTTGTAGGTGCATCAATTAAACTAAAACTACATACATTTTGGTTTGAACCAGAAGCTGTGCTATTTTCAATAATAGATAAACCTGCTGTTGCGCTTCCTGCTAAATTAGTTGTGTTATTTCTGTAAAGAGTAAAAGCACCACCTTGATACCCTGCGCCTGAAGCAAGCGCTGAAAACGATGCCAATATTAATATTTGGCTTGAAGTAGATGTAGGAGTAATAGTGGCAGTCATGCTTGTAGCTGTCCAGTTTGCAGAATTAATTGAGCCTGGATTGCCATTAAAAATAACAATTTGTTTAATTGTTTTGCCAATTCCAGTAAATGAACCTGCTGTTACGCTACCCGAAACAGTTAAATTGCCACCTATTGACTCATTGGTTGTGCAAACAATAGAGTTGGCAGTCAATATGCCACCTACTGTTAAATTGCCTGAAATTGTGCCTTGACCATTAATATTGTCATAAGTTTCTAAAGTATTTCCTGAAGAATCTTTTAAAACAAACTTATAAGACACATTATCAGTAAGCCAAATTGGACTTGGCGCAACACCATTACTCTGCAAAACAATAGGATTGGTATTGGCTATAGAGCCTGAATTAGATGTATATGTTGTTTGTGGCGTTGTTGTGCCAGCCGCATAAGAATATAACAGGCCACCATTTAAAGGAATTCCTGAATTCGTTAAAAACGGAATCATTGTATTGCCAATAGGCGAAAGTGAGACTGTCATATTTAATCCTTAATTTTAAATTTTTCGCCCATTTCGCTAATAGGCGTTGAGCTTTTAATTTCTTTTTGTAATTGTTTTGTTTGTCGTCCGCTTCTTAGTTTTGCCGCGCCTTCAGCGCCAACTTTTTCACCAATTAATGCGCCAGCCGCACCAGTTACAGGACCAAATATTCCACCAGTAGCACCACCTATTGCAGTTCCAGCTTTTTGAACAGCCATTTCACTAAATTTATTTTTTAATAAATGTGTTTGAACTCCAGCACCTTGATAACGACTTGGAATATGCAATATATTTCCAGCTTCAATGCCATCATATATAGCATTTAAGCCTTCAGGGTCATTTTTAAATGCTATTTTTAATTTTTCACTTAAATTTGCAGCTTCTTTAGCGGCAGCAACAGAATTAAAAGGTTGGTCTTTAGCAGATTGACCAGCTTGTCTTATTTGTTCTACTAAAGAAGTTTTAATTTGATTTGTGGCAATTGTTTTACCATCTGATTCTAAAGTATTAAACAAATGCTCAAATTGAGTGTTTGGCAAAGTAACTACTTTTGAAGCTACTTTTTCATCAGGTATTTTTTGATTTACACCTTGGTCGCCAAGCAAGTCACCTAGTGCTTTAGGGTCGTCATAAACTTGAATACCTTTTTGATAATGTTTTCTAGCTTTTTCGTAAGTTTCACCACCAACTTGCTCAAAAACATCTTGGTCAATTAAGCCTTTTAACTGTCCACCCAATTGTTTTGTTTCATAATGATATTTGCTATTAATATATTGGCGAACTTCTTC